ATACAACTTTATAAAATTTTGAAATATGTTAAGGAATGTACTCATTTTAGGGGCTTAAGGAATCTTATGAATTTGAGTACATGTTTGTTACTTTTTTAAAATAATTATACAACTTTATAAAATTCTAAAATATGTTAAGGAATGTACTCATTTTAGGGGCTTAAGGAATCTTATGATTTTGAGTACATGTTTGTTACTTTTTTAAAATAATTATACAACTTTATAAAATTTTGAAATATGTTAAGGAATGTACTCATTTTAGAATTTGAAAATCATATAAGGATTATATATAATATATATTACAGGGTAGTATACCCTCGCTCTGATAGCTCAGTTGGTTAGAGCATTCGGCTGTTAACCGAAGGGTCGTCGGTTCGATCCCGTCTTAGAGCGTTTTTTTTGTATAAAAATATATGATGTATTTTTAATAAATGTTACCATTGATTATTGGACACCGGGGTGTTATGGAATTCGGGTACGAAAATCACATAAAAGCTGTCGATGTCGCTAAAAACATGAATATTCATGGAATAGAAGTTGATGCAAGATTAACAAAAGATAATAAAAGTATTATTTACCACAACGATACTATTGAAATTAACAAAGAAGAATTTTATATCAAAAACTGCGATTATTACAATATATGCAAATTAAAAAATATACCTTTGTTGAAAGATGTCATAACGTAATGTAACACAAATTACATTTTTCTAAATGTTGAAATTAAATCAACTCATAATGATATTAAAACGCCTCGACTTGTATGTAACCAAATAAAGAAATTTGGAAAAAGTGAAAACATATGTATTTCATCATATTGTTTGAAAGCTTTGGATATTGCAAGATATATTGCACCCGAATTTGACAGATTCTATATAGTTGATAAGATACCAGATGACTGGATGCAAATACTCATAAAGAATAAATCCAAAGGTATAGTTGTATCCATCAAACATAATACAATTGAAGAAATATTTAAACTCTCTTTGTATAATTATATGGTTTATGTTTTTACAGTGAATGATAGAGAAGTTTTCAATTTATTAACTTCTAATAATATTGGTGTTATTACAGATTATCCATATACTTTACAAAAATATAGATAACGATTGCGTCGAAAAGAAGAATAATTATTTAAACATATTAAAGTAAATAATACATAGTATATAAATGACATATCCTGACATGCCTTTTTCACAAAGTTTAGATAATAAAGATGTTTTATTTAACAAAAAGAAAATAAGCAGCGATGTATTATCAATATCTTCTGCTTCTTCAAGTTGTTCTTCTATATCAAATACAACTTCTTCTACATCTTCTTCTAAACATAATAAAACAGTCAGATATGATAAAGAAGACTCTGATGATACTTACAGTAAAAAAAGTTCTGATAGTGAATATGATGAAGAAGATAATGATGTGTCTTTCAATAATGTAATTAACTCTCATAAAGAACATAGAGAAAATCCAAAAAATGCTTTGAATGAAAAAATGGAATTGTTATATCAAATGGAAAGATTGGAATCAAAGGGATATCAATTACCTTTCAAATTCAATTTAGAATCAAATATTCATGAAATGAGAGCAGAATATAGTAAACTATTGAAAGAAAAAGAGGTCGATGCAAGTATCCGTTTTCAAAGAAAAATGCTAATGGCTTTTGTAACAGGTACAGAATATTTAAATACACGTTATGATCCATTTGCTGTAAAATTAGAAGGATGGTCAGAACAAGTTCATGATAACATTTTAGATTATGATGATATTTTTGAAGAATTACATACCAAATATAAATCAACTGGTAAAAAGATGTCTCCTGAATTGAGATTGTTTATATCACTATCGGGAAGCGCTTTTATGTTTCATTTAACAAACAGAATGTTTAAAGAAAATCCAATGCCTGATGTTGAAAATGTTTTGAGATCCAATCCTGATTTAATGAAACAATTCCAATCTGCTGCGGCTAAACAATACATTTCTGGAAATACAAAACCTGAAAAATCTTCTGGTCCAGGATTGTTTGGAATGGTAAGTAATTTATTCAATAATTTGGGGACAGGACAAACATCAAGACAAATGTTTGAGGAAGAATCAGCACCAAGATCATTCAATGATATAGATAATATAATCAATAATGTTCATAGCAAAATATCTCTAAATAATGAACAAAATAATATTGAAACTTTATCCGTAAGTGATGAAGAAATAACATCGATAATAGAAGATACTGCAGATATCAAAATATTGAAATCTGGAAAAAATAAAAGAACTTTGAATTTATGATCATTTAGATGATTTTAATGATTTGAATATTTCTTTTGATTTACTTATTAATTTTTTTTTCGAAATTTTTGATGGAAGTTTTGCAAAAGTTCTAAATGGTTTTGTTAAAGAGGTTGCCATAGTTTTTTCCATAACTGCATGATTTTGAATAAAATATAATAGAGAATGTATAATTATAGGTAAAATTAAGGTAATCATCAAACCAAGAACAAGTACTATTATTTCTATTACAGATCCTATTGTTAATATTTCTCTTCTAATATCGTCAGAACATTTGCATTTTTCATTGACAAGGTATCTTGTGAATACAAGAACCATGTAGAAATAAACAATACATATAGTCATAAATACAATTTTGAGTACTGAATATAATAAGGCTGCAGTATCACCAAATTGTTCTCCTATGAAATTGGTTGTAATAACCGAAAAGCCAATGATTAAAACAAATGCAAAAATGGTAAATGATTTGATTATAGGTCTATAGGGATGTTGTGCACATTCGCATCCAATTTGTTCTAATTTATTAAGATAGGTATACATTATTATAAGAAAGACGAGTATAACAAAGTTCACCAAAATATTTGATATAGTAGTAAACATCTAATATATATAACGAAATTTTTTATTCCAAAATGTTCATTATCAAAAATTTTGATGAACTTTTCAATGATAATATATCAACATCTTTGATATATAAAATTAAATTTTTACAAACTTCGTTTTTTTTGAAAATATTAATCGCTTCCAATATAAAGTCCAATATATGTGTGCGATCCGAACGAGCAACAACTGATTTAATTAAATTCATAAAATCCATCATCATAGGTACTATGATATCATATTTATTCAATTGAGAAAGGATATTATCGATATGTATTAAATATGATAAGGTTTCTTTTTTCCATTTAACATATTGACAATATAATTCATATGATGCTTCATTTGTCGAAGAAAGCATCATATCATTATTTAAAATGTTTTCAGATGGTTTCCATAACTGATTCTTAACATATTCCTTAATATTATTTTCAATAAATACTGAATCAAAACAAAAAAGAATCTCAGTATAAACTTTATCATGAGATTGTCTTAAAAACTTTGAAATAATGTCGTGAATAATTTGCTTTTCGCTATTTTCAACAATATTTGTTATAAATCCATTTATTTTGGGAAATATTATTTGTTTATTTTGCGATGTTAATTTGTTTATCATACCTGTAAAATCTTTTTTGAATTTATTTACATCAGTACAGTTACCAGGAATTATATGAAGTTTATTTGTTTTCTTTTCTTTTTCGTAATGTTTAATATACTTTTTTTCTTGATAATCACTTGTAAAACACTTGAATTTATTCAATAAATCTTGTTTTTTTAATAATAATTTATCAATATTTCGTTTATTATTCGACATCATTTCTTTATTGAAAATATTACAATCTATAATTATCATGTTATTAATGTCATCGAAGATCATATGATCTATATTACAATTTAATCTTATATAAGAATTTATACACTAATTGATTTACATAATGTCAATCAAAGACTTTATACAAGGGTTAGAAAATGAGGTTTTTTGTAAAGAATCTATTTATCGAACCATATTAATTGTCAATAACGAAAAAGAGAAATTGGAAATTCAGGAATATTTGAACATGAATGATTATAGTTTATTAGTTATTAATGATATCGATACACAGATTGATTATGAAACAATTGATAAACGGATAGTTGTTTTAAATTACGAAACCTACAAAGAATTTATAGATCATCTTAAGAATATAAATGATGGAATAGAATCATCGTCTTATAACTGTTTAGGAATCAGTTTTTCAATCAATGAAAATAGAGTTCATAAAATAAAACAATTATATCTAAACTCTTCAAAAAATAATATGAATAAATGTATAATATATGATAAACATTATAGAAATATCATATCTATTCATAAACGACTCTGAAAAAAAATATTGATATACATTAGTAAAAGATGGTAAAGAAGATTTCAAGCTCTAAATCTATGTCAAGCTCTAAATCTATGTCAAGCTCTAAATCTATGGCTTCTCAACATGATTGGTTATTTTATGCTTTAGCTGTGGTAGGTACTATTTTAATTTTAGCAATTGCATATTTGTTATTTTCAGGCAAATGTTTCGAAGCTTTTAGCAATAATGTACCTACTACTTACGATGCTAAATTAGAGTATTATTATTTACCAAATTGTCCTCATTGCAAAGATTTTAAACCTGTTTGGGAACAACTTTCATCTACTTTAAAAGATGAAAAACTTAACATTGAATTAATAGAAACTGAATTAAAAGCAGATAATGACGAAGATATAACAGGTGCCCCCACTGTTATCTTGAAAAAAGGTGATAAACGTCATGAAATGACCAAAAGAACTTTACAAGAACTTGTGGCAGAAATTAAAACTGTGATGGGATAGTACAAAAGCAAGTTCGCCCGTAAGTGCTTGAATTTAATAATGTAATATATTAAATAATGTCTCCACAAATATCTATTTCGGAGCTATATGAAATGAAAAACAAAAAAGATCGATCTCGAATCAATACATACAATGTTATTTTACAAAAATGTCATGATAAAATAAAAAAAATTGCACAACAAGGTGGTATGAATATATTTTTTGAAATACCATATATTATGATAGGCTATCCTCTGTATAAAATAGAGGATTGTATAGAATATATAATATCTGCACTGAAAAAGAATGGATTATTAGTTCAAATTTTACCAAAACCCAATAACAATATTATATATATTTCATGGTGTCCACAGGATGTATCAAAGAAAAAACAATTGACATCATCGAGACCATTCTAATTATTTCATCTTTATAAAACTTATTTTTATCATCCTATCATCCAATAAATATGAGATGACACGAATGTCATTTTTTAATACAAACTTCATATTGTTTGTGTTCTCAAGTTTTATTTTACATCTTTCAACATATTTCACGAATTCTTTCAAACATTTGTGACTTATTTTAAAATTAAACTGTTGACTACGAAAGATAGACGACCATATATTAATGTCCTCAAAAAACTCATCATATGAAAATATAGCTGTTATCGTATTATCATTATATTCGAATTTTTTTAAAATGTTTTTGATAACAAAATTCTGTACAAGATTTTCATTTTCTGAAAGACGGTTTTTCAATTCAAAAAACGAATTGAACATATCATCGTTTATATCTTCCAAACAAGGCAATACTTTATCCCGTATCATTCCTCTTTTGGACCATTTGGGTGTACTATCATGTAAAAATGGAATATTACTTGATTTTGCATATTGAATGATGTCTTTTTTGCGTATATTTAATAGAGGTCTCCAAAAATGTATATCATTTATTTCTGATAATTTCTCTATTCCAGTTAAATTATTATAATTATTTTTCATTCCAATATTTGTTATAATGTTTTCAAAACAATCATCTTTATTATGTCCCAGCAAAACAATGTACTTATTATTTTTATGAAGTTCAGCGACTTGTTTGTACATGTCAAATCGAATATTTTTGGTAGATATTTCATAGAGATCTCTTAAACCATTATTTCTACAATCAATCCTTTTCAATTCAATTATTTTTCTATGATAAAGTTTAACACCTAATAATGAACAATACTGCTTCACGAAACTAACTTCATCCTTATTTTCTTTTCTGTTATTATAATTTATGTGAACTGCAATTATATTTGATAATGGAAAAAATAAAGTCAAGAGATGTAGAGAAATCATGCTATCAACACCTCCTGATATAGACACAATTATGAGGGTTGTCTTATCAATACAATTGACTTCATTTTGGAATTCTGACACAACATTATTTTGAATTCTTTCAATTTTTCCCACTGGCATATGTTCCAAAATTTCACTGAACTGTTTCCAATTATCGATTAATATCGTATCCTGTACAACTTGTTGTAATTTTAGAAATCGTAGTGTATTTACCTGATAAACATCTCGTATACAATGAAACAAAAACCTTTTATAAATTGATCTATCTTTTACACTTACAAATTCATTGTTATGTTTACATAATATGAAATTGATAATATAATTTGTTTTTTGTAAATCTTTTACATGTCTGAATGGTAAAAATATGAAACACCATTCATGTGGTGTAATGGAATCGAATAAATATTCATTATTATTTATCTGATCAATGAGATATAAAGAAATATCTCTTGCGATTAATGATAATTCTTGACAATCGATATTACAAATTCTATTATGATGTCTTGGTATTTGATCATATGCAATAACTGCACCAATCAAAGATGTTTTATCGAAAGTATGTATAGATTCTCGAATATAATTCGAGTTATCTTTAATTTTCGAAATATATTTTTCCGACAAAAATATATCAAATGCATTTTCTTTTATGAACCATTTATCTGAATTTTGAAACCAGTCATGGTATATTTGATAACAAATATTTTGCATATATCATATTATAATCAATTTAAATGTTTAAATAATTTAAAAAAATGAATTTACTCAATAGATGCGTAATCGCCAGTTTCGATACCTTCTATTTCACCACCTGATTGAACAGGTTTTACGGTATCTTCTTGTACAGGAACTTTTTGCACGGGAGCTTCTTGTACAGGAACCTTTTGTACAAAAGGTTCCTGTACAGGAGCTTGTGGCATGACACTGATATCTTTTTGTTTGTTTTGTTTTTCATCGAAATTCATCATGTTCTCAGCGATTTGTTTAGCACTTGAGGGAGAAATGTTATTGATTTGTTTATCAGCATCAACTGCAACTAATGCTTTTTTGTAAACAAACATTGAAGAGAAAGTAGATACTATTATTATAACACATTGTATAATGATTATAAGTGAAATAGCCCATGCGTAATATCCACAATAAGTATCGCTATTTTTGGAATCCCCATTCACGATACAAGTTAATTCAAAAAGAGCTAAACAGGCTGGTAATAGAACTATAAATAGTAGTATCATAACAGCAAAGAATCTTTCGCTTACTGAAATATCAGTATTTGTAATTAAAAATGACATGCAAATAACAAATATTACAGAAATTATAGCAATGGCGGCATATTTAGATTGTTCAGAACCTATAAATAAATCAAAGAAGGACATCTATCTATTTGAATACAAAGAAAAATAAAAAATGATAATAGTGATTATATTTACAACAAATTATGGGAATTCCATTTTTCTTTTCAACACTTATAAAAAAATATGATGGAATTATTTCTACAAAAAAACCGAACATCAAGAACTATTTCATGGATTTTAATGGAACAATCCATCCAATTTGTAAACAATTCATTGAAAAAGGTGATTTTACTGAAAAGAAGCTACTTACAAAATTAAAAGAAAAGGTAAATACGGATATTAAGTTATTTAAACCAGAAAAAACATTTATTTGTGTCGATGGTGTCGTGCCTATGGCAAAAATGATTCAACAAAGAAAAAGAAGATATCTTACGATATATAGAAATAAAATAGACACCAGTGAAATGATATGGGATACAAATGCTATAACGCCTGGTACTTTATTTATGAAAAATCTCGATGAATATTTTACAAAAAATGTAGCATCTTCATCAATTGTTTACAATGGAAGTAACATTAAAGGAGAGGGTGAACATAAAATATTTGAATATATGGATAATAATCATGATTCTTGTATTATCAATGGTTTAGATGCAGATTTAATTATTCTATCTTTATTGAGTCTTAAACGAAACATTTATCTGATGCGTGAAGATAGTGAAACAATTTACGTTTCTATCGATAAATTAAGAGAAGCAATTCTCAAAGAATTGAGTGATAAATGGGATATATCTGAAGAAAATAGCGAAATATCAAATGAAATTGTTGAAACATATTGTGTTATGTGTTCTTTGATGGGAAATGATTTTATTCCACATCTCTTAACATTAAATTTTAAATCAAATGGATATGAAAAACTTATATCATTTACTGGAAATGCTATCAAAATCCATGGTATGCTCGTCAGTAATAATATGATTAATTATAATACATTAATCAATATATTTCAACAAATATATGAAAATGAAGATAATGATATTCAACGAGAAATTGAGAAATATATGAAATTTAATTGTAATCATGAAACAATACCAAGTGAGTTTTATGGAATAAAACATAAACCTCAATTTATTCAAGAAATATACAGTAATAATGCAAAATGGAGAACAATTTATTACAGGGAAATATTTCATACAAATATTTTGAACGATACATTAGTAGTACAACAGGCGTGTTGTGAATATATCTATGGTATATATTGGACATATAACTATTATAAAAAGATGAACATTGATAATGAATGGTATTATCCTTATCAATATCCACCGAGTATGAAGGATATATATAATTATACAGTTGGTAATGATTGTCCGAAAATTGAAAACAATAACATTGATATTCAAAATTATATACAATTACTTATTGTATTACCAAGAGAAAGCAAAACACTTTTGGAAGAAAAATATCAAAAGTATTTCAATGATAATAGCTGTTTGTATCATTTATATCCGAAACAATACAAAATTCAAACCTTTCTCAAAAAACATCTATGGGAATGTGAACCAATATTACCAATAGTGAATCTTAAATTTATAATAAATCATATAAAATGAAATTATGTTTAGGAAATAAAGTAAATTTATGAGTAAATACATTGATAATGAAAAAAAAAATAATAATCGTACACAAACGTGTAGAAATTGTGGGGTAAACGGTCATTTATATAAAGATTGTATTCATCCGATTATGAGTTTTGGGATAATATGCTATAAAGTAATTGATAATAAAATAAAGTTTTTGATGATACAACGAAAAGATAGTTTATCATTTATGGAGTTTATAAGAGGGAAATATTTAACAAATAACATAGTATATATCAAAAATCTTATTCATTCAATGACAAAAGATGAAAAACATTTATTATCAAACAGTACATTTGATGAAATTTGGAATTATGCCTGGTATCAAAATAATGCATCTACTATCAAACATACCGGGGAATATATAGAATCAAAGACCAAATTTGAGTATTTAATAAATAGAAATATTTTACAAAAAATAGTTCAGAATAGTTTTTTTGCATCTGAACATGAACAAGAATGGGGATTTCCTAAAGGAAGAAGAAAATTAAAAGAAAATGATATTGATTGTGCTGTGAGAGAATTTTGTGAGGAAACCAGGTTACATGCAGAAGATATTGAAGTTTTGGATAATATAGTACCTTTTGAAGAAATCTTTTTTGGAACTAACGAAGTTCTTTATAAACACACATACTATGTATCTAAAATAAAAAATAACAATATCGATGTTTATATTGATAAAAACTGTATTGAACAAATTAGAGAAGTAAGAGCATTGAAATGGTTTGATTACGATGAGACATTGAAACATATCAAAAAACATAATAAAGAAAGACATAGTATAGTGAATAAAATATTTGACATATTAGTTGAAAGAGAAAAGATATTGTAATATATTAGACAAATGGCAAAAAATGTCAAACTTTTAAAAAGAGAACTAACATTGGAAGATTGTTTATATTGGTCAGACAATAAAACCAAAAATCCTATAACAAAATATAAACTGAAAGAGGATAGTAAATTATTGAAAGAAATTGAAAAAGAATGTACTGAATTGTTAAATAAAAATATAAAGAAGGAGGAAATCAAAATTATTGAAAGTCATTATCCTAATTTAGAAGATACTGACTTTGCATCGAAATTAAGTGAATTGTATGAATTTTATTTATACAAGGTAAAAGAAAATGAAAAAATCAAAAGTGTAGATGAGTATTATTCAAAATCGAATGAGCTATGTTCTGTATTTGAAAAAACTATGTATCAATATTTTGTCAGTAATTACATATCTTCAAGAACACCATATAAAGGTATTTTATTATATCACGGTGTAGGTGTTGGAAAAACATGTTCTGCAATAACATTAGCAGAGTCTTTTTTAAGTTCTCATACAATTGATGAAGAACCAAAAATATGGGTTATAATGCCTCAGTCTCTGAAACCAGGATTTAAAGAACAGATATTTAGTTTAACAAATTATGAAGATAATTTCAAAGATTTAGCGAATCAGTGTACAGGTGATTTATATATCAAATTGGGAAATGTGATGAGAAACAGTGAAAAAGATAGAGTGAAACATAATGTAAATAAGTTGATCAATTCCCGTTATCGTATTTTCACATATGACAAATTTGTTTCATTTATTGAAAATGAATATACATCTAAACAAAGAATTGTGAAAGATCGTGTTATAATAATTGATGAGGCGCACAATATTAGAAGTGAAAATATGGAGAAGGATATTTATTCCACATTACTAAATGTAGCAAAATCAGGGATTAATAATAGAATGGTTTTATTATCTGCTACACCGATGTATAACACAGTTGATGATATTTTATATTTGTTATATTTATTAGTTTTGAATGATAAAAGAGATATATTGAAACTACCTTTTCCCTCTCTTGAAAATGTCTCAAAAAGTGATGAGATTAAAATAAAACAATTGGCAAGTAATTACATATCATATTTAAGAGGTAAAAATCCATTCACCTTTGCTTTGGAACTATCTCCAAAGTTTGCATCAAAAAATATTAAATATCTTGATAAAGAGTTTACAAAAGATTCAAATGATAATCAAATTGATTTAAAATATAAAAACTGGTTACAAAATATAGACGATAGTATAACAATTTCTGATATTGGAGAATATCAAAAAAAATATATTTCAAATCAAAATGAAAACAACATCTTAAATTTACAAAATACAAATATTGTTTATGACAATTATTTAGGCGAAAAAGGATTTAATACCTTTTTTACAAGGAATGGTGAAAATAATTTAAGTGTCAAATATAATCAAAAATACAAAAATGCACTTTATCCAGATGAAGATCATCTTGGAAAATATTCTGGCAAAATGTTAAATATTTCAAAGATTATTCAAAACACCGAGGGGGTTGTAGTTATATATTCTGGTTACATATGGAATGGTATAATACCAATGGCAATATGTTTAGAACATATGGGTTTTCAAAGAGAAGAAAGTAATAATATATTGGATAAACCAACGCTTATTTCAAATCCTATAAAATATGCGAAAGGAAAACCACGATATTGTATTCTTTCAAGTGATAATAGTGATGTAATGAAAGGTAGTTCATTTGATAGTCTTGTAGCAAAAATAAATAGTTCAAACAATATTGATGGTTCTAAGATAAAGGTAGTTTTGATAACACCAGTTGCAAGTGAAGGATTGAGTTTTTTTAATGTCAGAGAAATGCATATAATGGAACCATGGTTTCATTTTAATAAGTTAAAACAGGTTATTGGTCGTGGTATTAGAAATTGTCGTCATCGTGAACTTCCTTTAGAAAAAAGAAATGTGAATGTATTTATACATGTTAGTTACAATGATGATAAAAAGGAAACATCTGATATACATGCATTACGAATTTCATCATATAAATTTTTATCAATGAATAAGATTGAGACAATAATAAAAAATAACGCAATTGATTGTTTCCTGATGAAAAATATGAATTATTTTCCTAAAAATATTTTTGAGTTGGGTAATATGAAAATAATAGATTCTCAGAATAATGTTATAAAATATGAATTAGGTGATGATGAAAAATTAAAACCAACGTGTCGAGATATAACTCCAAAGAAGTTTACAGGTTTTCGTAAAGATACCTATAAACATCTTATACCAATGATTCAAAATAAGATCAGGAAGCTTGTTATAAACAATATTCAAAATGAAATATGGTATATCACAATCGATGAATTTATTAAAAAAATAGACTTTGACGAAAAGCTATTATTCGAATCAATTAAGCATTCAATATATCCAAACACTTTGATTGATGGTTATATTTTGTTTCTTTATAACAATGGTGTGCATATCATGAAGATACAACAGCAAAAATTAAAGAAAATTAAATTAGTGAAAGAATCATCGAAAGTTGTTAAAAAAAGTGTTTGTTCAAACAAAGACCTTCGAAAAATATCAAAGGAAGGTTTTGATCATACAGTTGCAAGTATATATTTGTCATTTAATGAAGATTGTTTTACAAATTTAATGAAGTCTATAATTATTTCCGACGACAGAGATGAACAATTGAATTATATAGCGAATGCTTTATATGTTAATGGCGTATTGATCAAAAATGATGAATTAATATCATTAAATATGACTAAAACTTATATAGGTTATATAAATATCTTCAATTCAACATATGAACCAATAATATATCACAATAATGTGTATCGTGATCCAACTGAAAGAGAGTTAAGAGAAATATTATCTCATCGTAAAAAGAAAAATGAGATTCCTGATATGACAAAAGAGGTTTTACCATGGGGAATCATAGTTCCAAGTAAAAAAGGAAATAAATTCAAAATACTGACACCAGGGAAAGGAAAAGGTGTGAAAACAGGTAGAGAGTGTCTAACTCTTGAAAAGGATATTCAAGATTCGTTATTAAAAGCATTGGGGGCAAATATTAATGGGACTAAAGCAGAAAATTGCAATAGTATTATGAAGTTGTTGATAAATTCGAATAGAATGACTTTAAATCCAGAATATGTACCTAAATAGTGTAATGTTTAGAATAGTTTTGATTTTTATCAAAACAAACAATTTTTTTTAAATAGATAAATGAAGTATCAAATAAGAATGAGAAAAGTATGATCAAGTTTTTGTTCCATTTATTGTTATCAATTCCCTTCACAATTTCTGTTGTATTTTTAACTCCAAATACGGATTGGAATTCTTTCAAAGAAATGAATTCCATAAGTTTCTCTTTAACACATTCTTGTTGTATGAAACATTTTTCTGTCACGAATTCAAATGGAGACATTTTTTTGAGTTTTGGAGGTTTTTCAGGTTCATTTAATACAAATTGAGTATGCTTGTTGAAAGCATTTAGATCATCGGTGTAAATCCATTGTAAATTATCGGATGATTTTGAAGGAAATTTATTGATAAAATCAATATTCATAATTAAGTAATATAATAAAAGATTAATCATTTTTTCAGATAATATGAATTTGAGTACATGTTTATAACTTTTTCTAAAAAATAAAATAAGTTTACAAAATTTTAAAATATGTCATGAAATGTACTCATTTTAGGGACTTAAGGAATCATATTATGTTCAATTTCTGTCAAATATAATGAAAAAAGAACATAAATAAAAAACCATTTTAGTATTTGGTTTTTTATTGATTTTTTTTGCATTGTACTTTTTCAATTTGGAATTGATATTGTCCAATACTCTATTATTTCTTCTTCTGTCATCTTGAATGTTTTTTTCATTTTGTTCATGGCAACTGTTCCTTCGGACGAATCAACAATCGTATCAACTATTTTTTTTATAACACTTTTCTCCTCTTTAAAATCAATTGATCGAGATTCATTAAAGACTTTCATTGCTTTTATGCGAACGTTCTCAATATTGTTCCAGTTATATCTGGCAAATTCGAGAACCATGTCAACCTTCTCAGAAGCTATCTCACTCTCCTTTACTATCTCGACAAATTCATCATCTGATATCGTTTTCTTGATAATACAATCAATTGCTTGTCTTATCAATTTTGTCTTTGTTCTGTAGCGATTAAGTTCTTTATTTCTACGGAAATCACCACACGCTTCTTGTATCTTATAGATTTTGAAGAATAATTCGCCAATTGACAGAAGATTGTCGTCAATCATAGATTTTACATCGTCTGTGAAATCGACATCGTGTAATTTATTACGATATCTCATTATTGTGTTCTTAACTGTTGTATACTTGTTATACAGATTTTCGTCATCCTCGTAGAAAGATTTGAACTCGTCCAAACTATTGTCGAATATATCAAGATTTTTCATATTGTCATCGTGATATTTTTTGATCTCAGATTGTTTTTTCTCCATTTTCATAAGAATCTCGTCGAGTTTTGTATTATCAGACTTTGAAAGATATTTCAAAGACTTCAACTGAAGATTACTCAGTTCTTTGTTTGCTGTCATATACTTTTCATCGGTTTTCATATAATTCTCCAAGACATCATAAGAATCTTCAAATTTCTTGATTTTTATCTGAACCATCGTATTGATATATGTATCATTCATGAATGACTTGCTAAATGATTTGTATAGATCATCGACCTTGTACCTTTTTCCGCATAGACAATTGCGATTTATGAATTTGTTATCAGATGTAAACTTTATGAGACAATTATCGCATGCATTCTTCTGACATGCTTTGCAGATGATTACGTTTGTATGATTTGAACATATTGTGCAAATACCCTTCATATTGGTTTCTGTTTGATAACAATTTCAAACAATATAAATCAGTTTTTTCACAAATTAATAAATATATATACATAATATTTTGTTATCATTTTGATATCATATTATTGTACAATTTTTTGATGAATTTCAATATATACCTATATAATTTTGAGTACATGTTTGTTACTTTTTCTAAAAAATAAAATAAGTTTATAAAATTTTAAAATATGTTAAGGAATGTACTCATTTTAGGGGCTTAAGGAATCTTATAATTTTGAGTACATGTTC